CGTTGTTGCTCCAACGGCCACAGGAGCCAGGAGCGGGACGATATGACGGGTCATTCCAATATCTTTCATTGTTTTACCTCTTTATTAATTTACTTAAAACTACCGGGCGGCCAAAGTGACGAACGGGCTCATGTAGAAGTTGGTATCCGTTCTCTTGTACGGGGTGATCTTGTTCTTGGCTAACGGCTGGCCATTAACGCGATAGACAAACCGGAAGGTCGTCTGATCAGTTAAGAACATAACATGGATGCTTTCTGCAGCCTGAAGACCGGATTTGTCAATTAACAAGTACTGGTTTAAATCGGCCAGAATTATATCGCCAACATCACCAGCACCACTTGCAACCTCGGACGAGATCGCAGGAGCGCCTAAGATGGTTCCTGTTCCACCAGGCATAGACGGAGCGGTGAACAATGGCATCGGGACTCCACCTAAACCGATTGACAGGGTTAACATTCTCAGCTGATCTTCGACTTCCTGATTGTATATCCAGACTAAGTTTCTTCCCATGCGGGATTTCCACATCTTCAGGATGTTTTCAGTGACGATGGTATCAGCAGGCTGACCAGTTTCTTTGGCAACGGTTACCAGTGCGGGGGAGTTCAGGATACCGAGACATTTGCCAGCGCCATCACCGCGTATAATTTCATCAGAAAGCTTGAAGCCAAACTCTTCGGTGAAGCCCTGCTGGATGATTGTGCCTAACTGGGAAGCATCTTGCAGGTTTTCATCTGTGGCATAGCAAAGACCGGCCATTTTCTCAAGTTTAATGCTGATCTGGGAGAATTTGGGCTTTGATTCGGTCTTGGCTGCGGCTTCTGCCAGCCGGTATACTTGAATACCGCCCCAGCGGGACCCGGTTGCGCGGGAGGTCTCATCGATTACGTTCATGGTGAAGGTATTCGAGTTGCCACTAATGCCAATCTTGCGGCATCGGTTGGGTATTTCGTTGGTCTCATAGGTATTTTTAAGCAGTTCATTTGAATAATGAGTCTGGACAAGGAAGCCACCCTCACTGGGGACGCCCTCATTCAATCCAGCGGCAGCACGGGTTTCCATAAGGCGGTTATCAGTGCCTCTGCCCATGTAGAAGTTGGCTACTGCGATACACTGTTCACCGATAGAGCGGAAGTTTGGTTTGGCCGGTTTGCCTTGAGGGGCTACCATTGTGCCACCGCGTAACTCTTCTTCAGGGATGCGGTTGATTTTGATGTAGTTGTCCATTCTGGATTCAACGGCATCTATTTCCGTGTTGATGGACTCAAACCGGGCTTTCTCATCAACGGTCATTGCCCGTTTTTCAGTATCCTGTTTGAGTAAGATAGTATTACCCTCGTCTTTGAGGGCTTTTAATTTAGACCTGAATTCCAAAACTTTTTGCATTTTAAACCTCTTTCATTTAATTCTGTTTATTTCAATTTCCACCTTAGACTTGCCAGGCTTGGCGAGGGTTGTTTCACGACTCCCGTTTCACCCAACTGCTCTTCGGTTTCTTTTAACGCTGATAAGTAATCCCTACAGGCCACGCTAGTCTGTTGGTATGCGGGATAAGTTACAGGCGAAATATCCCTAAGCCGGACTTCTTGTAACGTCCGGACTACTTCTTTGGACTTGCTACTATTTTCCTGATTGTTCCAAGCGTCCTTGACGGTAACAAACCCGAATGACATCTGGTTGATAACACCCCTGTTCATACTTTCCATCAGGTCTCTTGCCCATTGCGTATCAGGCGGGTCAATCTCAATGGCCAGTCCCAGTTCATCCTCTGAGAGTTTTAATGTGCCTGCCTTGTTTCTACCGAGGACATAGTTAGGGTCGTGGTTGAATAACGCCCTGATATCGTCTTTTTTGATCGTGCCCTTAAAAGTGCCCGGATCGATTTTCTCTCTAAATCCTCCGAGGTCTTCGGATAGCTTATTGAAGACGGCAGCATGGCCTCTGATTTTTGTTTTCTTATTCTCATCGGATATCACCCTCAGTTCTGTTACTTCTATGTTTCTTCGTTCAATCTCGTTTTCCATGTGGCCTCCTGATACTAAAAAGGGAGTGCTGATGTAGCACCCCCTATCGTTTGATTCTAGAATTGCGTTACAATGCGTCTAGCTTATGTTTGCGTCTCTTTGTGGTTTGAACCCTCCGTGAGTTCCTTCAACATATAATTAGGGAAATCCCTGAAGTAATCTTCTGCAAATTCAGGGAACTTAGCAGGGTCTTTTCTGTAACCCTTGAGAATGTTGGCCTTATCCCTATCGGCAATACTGCGAACCACTTTATCAATCTTGTTAGCATCGGCAGCAGGAACTGGCTCGACGGCCGGAGGCGGTTGCTGTTGTTTCCCTGCCATATCAATCGGGACCATATTAGACTGTACAAAGTATTTATCACCGTTCGGGTCGTCAATTGGGTTTTCGTTTTCAAGCTCCCTGATATCGTTAGGGGATAGCGAGCCAAGATAAAAGCGTTTCGTATAGTAATCCGCCCTAGCGGTTGTATCCCCACGTAAAAGAGCATTCCTTAGAAACTCGCAGAAGAATACCTTCCGTTCCCACGGTTGCAGCAGTTTCCTATTACAGGTCTGCTCCCATCTCATAAACCAGGGCTCCATTGTATAAATCAAGTATTCTAATCCCTGATGCTCGATGTTGCTGAAGGTAGCCCTATCCATTTCAGCTAACATATGCGGAGGGATATGTAACAGTCGGGCAATTTCTACCACCTGAAACTTTCGAGACTCGAGGAACTGCGCGTTATCGTTAGGGATACCGGTAGGTTTATAAGTCATCCCCTCTTCAAGAATGGCAATACGGTGTTGATTCGTTAAGCCCTGGTGCATCTCATTCCATGATTTACGGAGGTTGTCTTGAGCTGGTTGGCTAAGTTTGTTAGGGTGTTCCAGCACACCACCCGGGTTAGCACCATTACCAAAGAAGCGCGCACCATACTCTTCCATCGCCATACCCATCGCAATGGCCTCACGCATTAAATAGACGGTATCGTAACCTATCATCCCATCAGGGCTAAATCCCTTGAGATGCCAAACCCTGTATGCGGGTAGCATGGAGGTTGTACCATCTGGCATGGTATAAGCATAGATAATCTTCTTCGTGTCCTTATCCCTACCAACCTTCATCTTGTTGACCAGTAGAGGCCATAGAGCTATCGGAGTTCCGTTTGAGTCCCATTCTATCTCAGCAAAGGCATTCCCCCAACCTATGGCATTCTCGGTCATTGCCTCTTTAAAACTTATAGCATCCATTTCGGGGTTAGGGGAGTCATGCAGAAGTCCGTACAGGATTCTATCTATAGCCCGGGTTTTGCCCCTCGGTTGAAGTTGCCGATATTCAACCAGCGGTATTTGCCCAACCGTCTCAGCAATCAGACGTTTGCCAGCAAAGTAGGAAACTAGTGAATTAGCAGAATCAGGAGTAACAGATACACCAGTGACAGAGGGTCTACCATTGATGAGTTTGTCCATTGCCTCATCCATTTGAGCAAGAGAGAACATACGCTTTTCAAAAAGTTTACCGATGATTGGTATTTTCATATAACGCAAATACCTCGTTATTAATTAGAGAGATAACCCACTACCCAAGAGTGTATTGAATTCCCCTCTGACTTTAGACATTACAGTTCGTTCCGTTGGCTTGCCTTGCTGATAAAATATTTCAAGACGTAGTAGAAGTGCATCAACATCATCCAGCGCCTTAGTACGCTCTTCTGTTAGTAACTTGACCATATACTCAGGCGATACATACGTGCTAAACATTTCATGCTCATACAGGTCGTCTATCGTTTTGGCTAGTGTAAGAATCTGCGGCTGTGTTATGGATATGTCCTGTAACACGCTATCCTGTATAACAGCAGTAATCTTAACATTCTCTAGTAATAACTTAACTCTCTCCGTTAGTTCACTCATCTTGCTAACCCAGCGTACATTTCATTTGCCTTTAGAACAGTTAGGTCATCTAATTCTTGTTCTTGTTTTAACATATGCTCTCCTTACAGTGCCAAAAGTCCTCTTTCCTCATAGACACTTTTTTCAGGTAATCCATGCCGGACTGCCCTATCGAGCGCCATGATGGTGGCAATTACGCCATCAATACGACCCGTTGCCTTTGCTTTATTCGGTTTTATATTTGCATTTGCATCAATGTAGATAACTGTATTATCCACGTGACTTCTCAAAACAGGGTTACCACCATGTTCCAATAACCCGCCCATTACCGCATCGTTAAACCCCTTTGAAGCAGGAGACATCGAAGCAATATTCTGTGAGTATTTTATAAGCAGAGGGTGTCCTTCAGTCTTGTCCTTCTCACTTTCAACAAAGCCATCATCTTGAAGCTCAGTAGTTAGTTTTGTGGCATTCCAAGGGTCATGAGTAAGTTCCTGTATATCAAACATCGCGCGATCATCATTAATTTGTTTTCTTATAAATTCATAGTCGATCAGGTTGCCTGGAGTTGTTTGAATCCAACCCTCCCTTATCCACCTTGCGTATGGCACATGATCGTGTTTTTCCTTTTCAATCGCTGTGTCCGACGGTATCCAAAACCTCATAAGAATCTTGTATTTACCGTCTAATGGAAATACATGGGCGAGTGCCGTTATGTCTAAACTGTTTGAAAGGTCTAAACCAGAATAGCATTGTTTTCCCTTCAAATCGTCTAAGTTTACAATACCTTTGCATTCGTCCCAAGCGGGAAGTCGTATCCATCTCATAGACTGTTTGACCCAGATGTTGAGGCGTAGTTGCTTAAAGGTGTTTTCTTCTTCAACCTTTCTCTGAGCTTCCCTGAAGGCATCCCGGACTTTGTCTACCTGGATAGTGTGACCGAGTGAGGGGTTGACCTTAAACCAGTTTTCCTCGCTCGTCCAATCCCAATCAGTACCCGCCTCATCATCTGGAGGGCCATAGATTACAGGGTAGAAGGTCGGGTCTTCAATCGTGCCGTTGATAATCCCTCTGGCCTTCTCGTGTAATTCCCAGCATACGGAATTCCTATCAATGCCAGCAGTTGTAATAATAAAGAATAAAGGCTGTCTTCTAGCATCGCCACTCCCCTTAGTTAAAACCTCATACAGTTTTCTATCAGGATGTGCGTGTAGTTCGTCCACAATTACGGCGGAAACATTAAGGCCGTGCTTCGTGTTACTCTCCGATGATAGACATTGGAAAAAGGCGTTATCATTGAGTAACCAGACACGTTTTCGGCTGTCATTGACCTTGCATCGTTTCGATAGGGCCGGTGCGGAACGAATCATCTGGGCAGCCGCGCCATAAACTAAGCCGGCCTGGTCTTTGTCAGCCGCGGCACAATATACTTGAGCACCTTTTTCATTGTCAGCAAATAGGCAATAAATAGCTACAGCCGCCGCAAGTTCGGTTTTCCCCTGTTTTTTCGGCACCTCAATATAGACTGTATTATATTGGCGGTATCCGTCATCCTTTACAGTACCGAATACATCCGAGATTATTTTCTTCTGCCAGTCTAATAACTTAAACTTCTCACCCTTCCACTCGCCCGTGGTGAGGGTTAATTGTTCTATGAAATTGATGGTGTGGCTAGCTTTGGCTTGGCTGAAATGAGTCTTGGATAATGTTGCGGTTGTCATTAATGCACCCAAATTTTGATGTTCTTGCGCAGATAGTCAGATACCCAAAGAGCAATTATATAACTCGGCAATCCCAACGCCTCACCAGCCTCTACCAGACTCTGTGAAACGGAGATTACCTCATCATAATTTATAAAAGTCACAGTCATTTCTGCGGTATTCATCAAATCATAACTCCCGCATCGGAGCATCTTGAAGTAGTCTCTCCATCGGGTCCACTTCTTTCTCTTTAGGTACTGAGTTGAGATGCGTCCTGCTCACCGGCGTCATACCGAATTCCTTTGCAAATGCCCCCATTTGCTCAACACATCTATTGGAAACCGACATCAAAGGGCTTATAATCACATTCCCTGCCTGCGTCTTGAGTAAGTAGGCCATCGACGCATTGCCGGACTTCTTAATTTCGATCTCGGACAGCTCATTGATCTTGTTTTCAACCTCTACCCATTTCCCGTATGCCTGACAATAAGCCGCCAGATGAGTCCGATCTATCTTAGTGAGCAGTCCTAACCGTTCTAACTCCGGTGTAATCCGCTTCCACTCGTTCTTAGCCCATCTATTGAGGAACTTGGGTATAGAAGTAGCCCCCTGGGGCTGCGGTTCGTTCTTGGGGAAGCGTTCTTTGTGAATATCCCCCTCAAGTTTCTTTAATACTGTTGGTTTTGTTACTCTTGGCATTTTGACCGCCTGTTCTGGTTAGTGGAAACTATCACGGAAAGGGAGCGCTTGGTTTCCCGTGCTTGAAGCTGTAGAGATTGGAGGGGCGTATACGTCTACACTAAGACGAGTTGGCAGATTTAAGAAGAGATTTAGTGTTTATACTGATTCCCAAATGCACTGATTCGGCTATGACACGACTGGCAAAGGGGAACTAAGTTATCAGTACTCATGTTGTTTACGTTGCCATCGCTATGATGTACCTGAGTTGCTATTGTTACATCACCACGTGCAGCACACATACGGCATAGGGGCTCTTGTCTTAGTACATAGGCACGTATCTTGCGCCATTGTGCATCATAGCCTCTGTCTGTAGCAGTGCCACGTAGAGCATCATGTTGCTTTAGGTGTATAGCACAATAACCTGTACCACTAACTGCAAGACGACTGCATAGATGACAACCAGAACTAGGTCTACTGGGCATGACGTTTCGCTTGCATCTCTTTACTGTATGGTCTGAATGAACTGTCAACTTTTACTTGACGGTTGGACTTCTTGACCTTCTTCTTAGCCATTAACTTAACTCCGAAGGGTTTAAGGAATTGGGTTTTAACTTTGCATCCGTTGTTTCTATCTTGACCTTGAATGCAGTTCCTTTGAGTAGTACGAGTTTCAGAACATTGGGCAGTTCGCTTTCAGGTATATCAAACTTAACCTTTGCGCCTTCACCACCAACGCAAATTGCAGTGGATGTGTCGGATAAACTGGCAATGAATTCTATTATCAACTGCTCTCCTAAACCTCATGTTGATGGTGTTGGTTGTTGTTGTGGCAATGGTAGCAAAGGATTTGTACTTCTGAAATGTCATAAACGTGGCGAGTGCCTCCGAGTCCCTTTGGTTTGGTATGTGATAAACTCAATCCGCGAAAGTCCCCTGTTGTACCGCAGGACTCGCATACATAACCCGCAATCTCTAGTCTTTGTGCCTTCAGTTCCCTTTCATGTGCTTGTTGGGCTTTATAGCGTGCTGTGGGCTTACTTAGCATTCTTTACTTCTAAAGCCTTATCATGGCCGCAGTAAGGACATTTCACTACACCGGCTGTATATTCCTTAAAGCATTTAGCACATAGCAGTTTCACTTAATCTTGTCCATGAGATGCCAGTAATATCCGGTTGTCCCTAAACCTAAAGCGCAGGTCAGGACAAGGCAGATGATAAAGCCTGTCCACTGTTCCGCTCCGAGAAGTACCGCTGTGATCAGTGTTAGGACATATTCCAGTTGGAGCAAGGTTGCGTAAACTAGGCGGCTCTTGTTCATCAATAGCCCCCTTGATTTCAGTGTTCATTTCTTCTTACTCACACAATGGTCAGTTCCGCATAACCTGGGTCTGTTGCCCGCCACCGGAAGGAAGACGGCAGCGGGCTTTAGCGGAATAAAAAAGGAGGGAGTATTAATGGCAGGAGGTGCCAGAAATACCAGGACAATAAAAAAGCCCCTCGATGGAGAGGGGCTTTTACCTACGTATGTGCATAGTGCGACTCGCTATTTAAAAGACTATCACTTCTAAAAGTTTAATACAATACCCTTTTTCATGAGGAAAGGTATAAATTTATACCTTTTTTGCTTTCTGTTTTTGTTTGGCTTTCCAGACCGCAT